TTCTGCTCCTGCAGCACCAGGTGCACCCATAGGTCCAATTGGTCCTCGTGGTCCTGTTGGTCCTGCTGGTCCTGTTTCACCACCTCTTTCAATTTCTTCTACTTCTGTATTGAGCCGTTCAATGTTTCTGTATACTGAAAAAAACCAGTTATTTTGAACTTCGTTGTCATTAAATATTTCATTTGGAGGGTTTAAATTAGACATCCTAATCTCCCAATATTATATAATCTTCGGATATGTCTATAATCTCAAAATCAAGATCATCAGTAACAAAAAACTCATATTGCATTGATCTATAATGAGCAGGCATATATACCTTCTTGAATAATCTATCATCACCTTTAGACCCAAACTCTATATTAAAAATATTAGACCATTTATCATTATTTCTTCTTCTTCTAAACATAAGATTAGGTTGTCTTTGTTCTGAAAGAGTATGATCACCTGTAATAGTAATATCGATAGAACGAGTTTTCTTTCTTAAAGATCTTTCACCGTGATCAATATGTCCTGTTAAGACTGACCACCTAATATGATTATCTAAATCCATAGGATTATCAAAAGAAGATGTATATATAAATCCATTATCACTACCCACAAAATCAAGATTCCACTCATTAGCTGTAGAGAAATGTGACCCTAAATAATCCTCTTGAACACTATTATTCCAATGTGTCCATTCACACCAATAATCATTTATATAGTCATAAGCAAATGTTCTATTAGATGATCTAAATTTCATCACATAGAATCCCTGTAAACCATAGAAATGATTACTCGCTACCACGTCTGTTACATCTTCAATTGAGTTTAATATGTTCTCAATAGGTTGAGATACCTTAGTGTAGTTACCGATATTGTCCATGCGGAAAACTTCACGAGTATTCGATAAGAAGAATACTCCGTAATTAGTATCAACAACTGAATCTGGTGATAATGTACCACGGCTCTTCTGAATATCCCCTCTTCTTGAGAAAGGAGTTGTACCATCGTTTCGCCAATACTCTATCGTACGTTCACCAAAAAGAATGACGTTTCTATTTCTAACAATCATAGCAACAGAATTATCGAAATCAGATTCTGCTGTGACGAAATCTAAAGCTGACCAACTGAGAGGGTTTCCTATCTCTGAATAAAAAAACTGTCCACCATCTTCGTTAATAGCTACTAAATAGTAATCAATAAAAGCAATATGATTACAATTTGTCGGTGCCTCTGCATCTGTTATCTCATTAACAAAAGAAATACCATCTGTATAAGATATTGAGCCTGAGTTAGCCATAAAGAGATGGACTACACCATTAATCGCTGCTTCTGCAAATGAGACGTTACGACCTATTTCTAGTTTTACACCAGGAATTTGCCTAAAGTTACCTTGCTGATCTGTAATAGCATATACATTACCATTTGAAACAACAATTAAACTTCTTCTTAATGCCCACCAATAGATACCATCAATTCTCTCGTTAGTACCTATATTAGCAAACCGTCTTATACCAGCTCTCTTCTTTGAGATATATCCACCTGAGTCATCAGGTATTAAAACACCATTTTTGAAGTCTTGAAGTGATTGAATGTTAGACTCACCACTCGTTGACCTATTCAGTTTCGTCAAGATGGGTAACTTAGCAAATGGCATGATTATGGCTTTATAGCTATATCGACAGTATTACCACTGTCAAATCTTGCTTTTAAATCACCATCTGCACTATCAACAAAAATTATAACGGTACCTGTACTAGGATTACTAGGAAGAGCCATCTCTTCAAGAATAATCCCACCTTTAGGTAAAATTTCTCCACCAAATATACACCTAGCAGCACTACTTCCAGTATTAAATGAGATTGTATTAACAGATGAGTTAACGTCATTATCTGCTGATATTACAACATTTCCGTTATTTTCTATTCTTGTTGTTATTGAGTTAGTAGAATTATGTGCCTCAATAGAAAATTTATTCGATAACGAATTAAGTTTAAATAAATATTGATGCCCACTTAGAATATCATGATTAAATCCCATATTCCCAGCACTATCTATACGCAATCTTGTTCTACTTACAGAGCCATCATTTGTATTAATAAAAAATGCTCCTTTTACATTATTATTAGCAGGTGTCCCTTCTACTGATGCCCCTAAATGTGCAGCTGGCTGTGCATAATCAGTACCATCATCACCTGTAAAAATAATTTGACCTAAAACATCACTTTCTTGAACGATAGCATTTGTACCTACTGAATTAGATCGAGTTTTACCTATAACTAAGTTAAATCCAAGACCATTATTACCTGTTTTAAGGAAAAAGGCTTTATCGCTCACTAATTGTAAATTATGTGTATTAGCCGTATCTATTACATTACCACTATACCTACCTGATGATGCACCTATACCTAAGAAACTAGGTACTTCAACTCCGATTCCATCTCTAGCTTGAGCTAAAACAGTATCGTCTAGTCTAAACTCCATAACAGGCGAACCTGAATTATAAGCACAACTTATCTCAGCATAATTCGTATCCGATGGAGAACCAAAAATAATTCTAGATGAATTAGCATCAGGTGACAAAATACTTAATCCTGTATTACCTGCACCCTCAACAACAAACTCATCACCATTACTATCTGGGGTCGCTACCCCTGAAGCTCTCCAATTACAATGTGTTCTCCCTTGAGGTAGAATTGAAAATCGCACTGTTGGTCTATAAGCGGAGTCAGGAGTTAAACTTGTATTCCCACCAAAATGAACCTCACCTACTTGATGGAACATGAAAGAGGCAGTTCCCTCAAAATTTATAAACGCATTGGCTGTATTAAATGCTCCATCAAAAATACCTGCATCTGTGTCGTTAAATGCTGCACCACACGTAAAATATCCTTCCGATTGATTACTACTACCTAAAAGTAGTCCACTATTTCTACCTGACTGGTACATGTGTACATGACTACCTCGACCATTAGCTGATTTATTAACAAGCTCAAGAACAGGTCTACTTAGACGCACCGCTGTCTCTGATGTAAACACAGAGGGTGAATCACTACTAATCGTAAATGTATCACCATCACCTTGATTGAAATGGTATCTACCCCTACTTACAGTCGTATTAAACATCATGTCGCCATTATCTAAAATTGCAATACCTGAACCACTCTCGTTTTGAAGATTTAATCCATCATTATCAATAGCTCTGACTCGATCCGTTGCGATATATGCACCTGATACCCCTGTCATATTACCTATATTATCAATTGTATATTTAGTAGCTAAAGTACCTTCATTAGTTGTTTGAAGTAATAATCTACCACTGTGTGAACTAGCAATATTACCTATTATCTCAACACGAAATCCAGCATAAGGCACATAAGCACTTGATAAATTAAGTAAACTAAAATCTATACCTGTTGAATCACCAATTACTGATGTATCCCTAGACACCCTCATAGCAGTTGAATCTGAACTTAAAATATCTAAAGCGTGTGCAGGAGTTATTGTACCAATACCCACTCTATCATTTGCAGCATCTATATGAAGAGTTGTTGTATCAAATGTCCAATCACCCACAAATGAACCATTGGCTATTTGACCACCATCAAATACTACACCCTCAATTTGTACTTGTCTTCCAGTAAAAGCTGTAATTTGAGTATGATTATCACTTAGTCCTGTTAATGTAGCACCATCAAATGCCCAATGACTATCGATAACAGCAAAAGTGCCTGATCTAGGAGTTATATTTAAGTTTCCTGATAATGAACACAAAGTTCTAATACATAATACACCCTCAGAACTAAGAGACAATTGAGTTGTCGTATTTGAAGGAGTTGAAGAATCCCTTAATTGAATATGAAAATCCGTTTCAGAGTTTTGTCCTGTAGGTCTAACAGCTAATAATCTAACTATACCTGGAACAGATTCCCCTGTCTCCATGTGAATACCTGTCCAATTTGCTCCTGCATTTACATTAGCTATTTTAAGTACATCTGAACTCACATTAGCTATCGGAATATTAGCATTATAGGCAGTGGTATCACTATCTATTACATGAAATGCAGTTTCAGGAGTATTAAGACCAACTCCTACATGACCACCGTCTTGAACAAATAAACCTAATGTATTTGAATCATCTGTAATGCGTAAACCTGTATCGCTTTGTGCTGAAACACTCTGAGATATTAACGAATCCTCTGTGTATACATATTGAAGATTGTCCAAAGTTGATATTAAGACTCCATTTGAATCTCTAATCTCGAATTTATATAAACCATCTGCATATATTACAGCTTGTCCTTGGTCATCAAGAACGATGTCATTTGGGTGTTGTGTTGTTTTATCAAAATCTTGCCAAGTATCTTTGTAATCACTTGAACTACCCCCCGCATCTAAAGGTCGGATAGACCCTCCTGATAAGGGTCTACCTGAATTGTCTAAAAATCCTGCTAATGCACTATCAACCTGTTTGGCTCGTGACATCCTCACCCTCTAATATACTTATTAATCTCTTGTACACTATAGGGCTGAAAGTTGCTTTGTTCACATAAGTTTTTATGAAAGCAACCTCGTCTACAGTTAAAGAGACTTCTTCCTCTGAATTATAAATCTTAATGCTTAAATCAGCTCGTTTTGTACGGTCCTCACCTGAGCATGAATCATCGTCTTTATAGAGTCTATTTAAAGCCTCTATGACTAACAAACGTGCTGTGACATCGTGTCCGTCTTGGGTAATCTTTCCCCCATCAAACCCTGTAATTACTGTATTAAAATCTATTTTCATCGGTATCCTCCAAGAATTTTCGGTTTCTTTGGATTAAATAGAAAACGTCTTAAAAAGCTCCTCTAGATACTCGACGATTAATATTCTCTCCATCTCCAATGATAGCATATTTTTTGTACTTTTCAGCCTTTCTTTCAAGCCTAAGTAATTTTTGATTCGTTTCTTGATATTCTTCACCTAAATGGACAGCTAATTCGTAAGTTAAATAATTTATCCATCTATTTTTAAAATTCTTAGTAGATTCGCCTGTATTTGAACCTTCATCTAAATCATTAAATATAGTTACACCATCATAAATTATAAGAAAATCTGTATCTTCTGGCACAGGATATAAATGTAATTTTGGATTCTCTGAGTCATCAAAATAAGCATAAATAGGATAACCATCAAAGTATTTATCTATCAATTGATTGTAATATGTTCTAGATATTAACTCTATCTGTATATCTGTATCTTGATCTTGAGTCTCTCTATACCAAACATTTTGTACAGAAGATATATCTTTATTTAAGAACACCTCAGAGCTTGATGTATATCTAGTCTCTTGTGAATAGGCTACTGTTCCAGAACCACCTTCTCGCCAAAACTCTTTCCAAGATATACCTGTTCCCGGTTTAGTGTCAGGGTGAGCTCTCCAAGAGATACTATTATCATCTACTTCAGAACCAACAATTTGCTCAAATGATGGCTGAGATGTTCCTGAAGTTCCAGCTTTTATAGCTTCGTAATAATAGCCATTTTCTGTTGAAGGTCTAACAAAATCTCCTACAGAGTAGTTAGTTGATGCTGACCATGTTGATATATTTAATGATATATGACCTATAATACACTCATAACTTTGACCATCCTCTAATACAGCAGAGCTATTCATAGATGGAGTAGAAAAGGTTTGTTTCCTTAATGGATTGTAGTCCATAAATTCTAGGTCAGATAAAATTGTATGTAATGCATTTCTTGCAACATCAATCTGAGAAGCAGATAATTCCTCATCAACTGATAAAACACCTATAAGTCTATAAGCTCTTTCAATTATCTCGTTTCTAGTTAATGTCCAATTATTTATCATTTATACACCATTTTATAGTAGTAGAAGGGCTAATAATTTGAAAGGAAAAATATAACCCTTCTACTTAACTATATCAAAAGATTTTATGCTTGATAAAAATCTGTTTGTCTAGCAGTTGCGTATGTACACTGGACACTAATCTTTGCTGCATCTAAAGCAGCGTTAGGAGTCATATAAACTCTACCACCACCATTCAGGCTAAGTTTTCTCCCAAATTGAGCATCCGAAGCACCGGATATACTCAATGCTAAAGAATTTAAGTTTACAGCGTTATCTAATCCGTTAGAGTCATCTGTTAATGCTCCTTCAGCAGATGATATTGGCTCAACACCAAACTGAGCAGTAGCCGCAGCTCCTTCAACAGTCTCTACCAAAACTTTAAAATCTTTTATGATTGCAACAGATCCAGGAGATGTCGGTAAATCAAATAATGTTACCTTAGCCCCTGAAGCAATTGTCTGTTTAGTACAATCAATATCGACTACAACGTGATTTAACTCACCATCTAGTTCTTGTCTAACAAAAAATTGTGCAAAATTTCCTACGTTACTCATATTATTATCCTCTATTTATCTGAAATTCTAGTTCGGTTAACAACTAAAGCTATACTACCATAGTTAAAGTCAGTACCTTTGAAATCAAATGTCGGCTTACCAACACCATAGATCATTGAAGTACCTACACCATATCGATGCTTATAGTTTGTTTCCTCTTCTTCTAAGTTAGGTCGCTTAGTTACAGTCCAACATAGAGACTCAGCTCCTAATACAAAACAATGTGCTCCTGGAACATTTCCACCTGAACCACCATCTGTAAATATAGGCATATTCTCGTGCTCATGTATAACAAAGTCATGCCACATTCCTAAAGCACCTGTGAAAATTGGATTCATAGATCCTCTAGCCTCAGCATCTCTCTTAGCTTGTGAATAAGTAGCATTGTTTCTTAAGTCAGCTGCAACGTCAGGGTGAACTAACAATACATACATAGATTTACCTTCAACCATAACAGGCTTTAATGGAACGATACGTCTGTTAGCACCTGTCATAACATACGGCTTTAATCTAGAAATTAACTCAGGAGTTAACTTTTGTTGAGCATTATTAGCTATCTTTGCTTTCTCTGTAGCAAAAGAACTTGTTCCTGTTGATACTGTGAAATCACCAGCAGCAGCCGTTGTTGGTGCTAATGTTCTTAATGGAGAATCAGCGTAAGCATTAAAAATTAATTTATCGCAACGCTCAGGTATCCATGTTTTAAGTCTATCAACACACTCTCTCTCTAAGTTTAATTGAGATCGTTGAGCTGTTAAACCTCTCTCAGTGGCAACACCTTGTCTAAACTCAGTAAGGTTTAGCTTATAACTAGCCAAGTCTAGAGACTGCTCGTTCCCTGATATAGTAGCACCTTCACCTAAATGATTATCTTCATCTAAACGATAGCTTATACCGAATGTTACTGTATCACCGGCATGGTTTTTCATAGACTTATCATCGCCCCAACCCTTCGTTTTAATTAAAGAGTTTGAACTCATACCCATGAACTTTTTAAAATAAATCTTCTTTTCTACATCACGAAAAAGCTCTTCTGATCGTGCTGCCCACTTTTTGACTGTTAAGTCATTGTTAGTACCTTGATTATAAACTGACATTGTTTACTCCTATTAATTAACCATTTTCTAATTTAGAAATATAATCTTTCAATTCTTTGTCGCTCATACCTTCAATATCGGACTCTGTAATAGACTCAAAATCTTTATTATTAACACCACCATTCTGTGACGTGGATGTTGAATATTTGTTAGATGTTTTTTGTTTTTTTACAGCTTTTGCATTAGATGGAATCTTCTCCTTAGCTCCTTTATACTCCAATACTTTTGGCATTAATTCTCGTATTTTATTTATACCTATAAAAGGGTTATCTAAAAACGACTGTATCTCTTTTTCACCTGTTCTTTCAGTATCATTTTCTTTTGCATAATCGACAAAGTCTTGCACTTGATTCAAATAGTCTGGGAACTCTTGCAATGTAGCTATCTTTTCATTAGCTATCATTAACTCATATTCCAAACTCTGCCTACTCTCATCTAAATTCTGTTTCTTTATTTCGTTTTTTACCATTGATGAAGGATCTTCATAAATCTGATCTCTAGCATCTATAGTAGATAGTCTGTCTTTTTCATCATTAACAGAATCTAACTTGTTTTGAAGTGACCGAATAACAGCGTTTTGTTTGTTAACAAAATTATTTCTATCATTCTTAATACGTTCTAAATTAGTTATTTGCTTCTTTAATGATGCAACCTCATCCTCTAATGAGACATTCTCTCTTTTAGTTTTAGTTTCTGTATCTTGTTCCGTTTCTTCTGCCTGACCTACTTCTTCAGTATTATCAGGATCTTCAATATTGTCAGTTTCTTGAGTGGATATTCTCTCTACTTCTTCTAACTGTTCGTCAGACATATCTGAGACATCCATTTCTAATAAATCGTCGGTTTCATTTTCACTTGCCATTTATTACCTCTGTGTCATTTAGTATCATAATAACTCAAATAATACAAAAATCAAATTATTGATTAGCTCCTGGTAATGGCTGTAATGTGTTAGGATCTCTATCTTTAGCTAATACCGTTTTGGCTATCTCTGCTTGTGAACTAGCATTTTGAGCTTGCTGTTCAGCTTGAGATTGTTGTGAAAGCATCTCTTGGTAACGATCTGCACTCTTTGGTGAAATGATACCTGCCTCTTTTGCTAGATCTATCAATATAGGATTTAGACCTCCATTTTGGAATATCTCTTTCATTGTCTCAAACCTATCTAAGTTCTTAGTTGGGCTACTAGCTGACTCAGATATAGATACGTCATACTTTGTAAAATCTACATCATCTAAGAACGCTTCTATAAACTCAGGAGAAAAGTCGCTATAAGGCATATCCACTCCACTTTCCGGATCTTTCAATGTAAAGGGCTCTTCTGAATTTTGGTTGTTAAGTATCTTCATAACCCTATCAACTGAATACGTCTCTTGTATCATCATTAACAAGTTCTTTCCTAACCGTTTCTTAGCTATCGATAAGTTATCGAATATATGATCATTAGATACTAAACCTTGTCTAATCCTCTTGTTTATAGCAACTCCTGCCCTAACATTACTTGACTCACCTACCATCTCAGGATTAATACTAGCTATTTTCATCATCTTACCTAAAGTGAACTCGATCATATTAATTAACTCGCTAGGGAAACTTCCGTGCTCCTCTTTTACAGGAGTTCTGTTTGTATCCTTTACTTTAATAACGAAACCCGGAGTATTAACCTCATCTATGAACATCTGCTCTTCAGAAGCACTGTCAAATGTCTCAGAATCATAATAAAATCCATAATTGTTAGACTTATTTATAATGTCAGCTGCTTGGCTCATGAATTTGTTAAGTAAATCTTGGGAATCAATCAAACCATCAACCATACCTTTAATAATATCGTCTATTTTAGTCATGTAGACCGGTATTACAGTAAAATCTTTTATAGACTCTACCCTCTTCTCTAATACAACTCCACCTGCAAATACAATAACTTCCATATTAAAAGATGACGTATACTTTAGGTTGATACCCTCAATCTTCTTAGCCTTATTTAAATCTTTCTTACTTAACCTATGTGCAAAATCGAAATGATATTCAAGATCCTTATCAGAATAGAATAGTAACTCCTTCTTATTATACCGTTTTCGCCATAACTCCATCAATTTAACTGTCTTTTTCTCAACATCGATAATCTTCATATCGTTATAATTGTCATAGTTATTAGAAGTCATTCCTCTTGTGTACCGTTCATTGGCTGGTACTTCTATATAAGGTGTACCACTCTTGTCATAGTCCTCAAAATTCTTTCCAATATCATCAAATTTGTCAGGGTACTTACTCTGCAACTTACCTCTAGAGAACCACTTAGTCTTTACCAAATATTCTAGATCTGAGATGTCTTTCATAGCGTGTGGACCTAAAAATACGTCATCCCATTTGTAACGTACAACTTTTATATCCCCTTCAGGCTCATCGTCGTGTGTTACATACATATCAAAACAGCCTCTACCTGTAATAACTTGATCCTCACCGACCATATTCTCATGTTCAGCTGCATTACACTTATCCATTGCGTGCTTAATCAAAACATTGGCTATCTCAGCACCTAACGGATTCGCATTCTCTATTGGAAATGTCTTTATATCAGACCGGTTTTGTCTCTGATGACCACAAATAGCATTAACTATAGTCTTAATAAAATTTGATGTTATACATGCCCTCTTAGATTGAATTAAAATGTTCTTCTGATCAGATGTCCATTGCTCACCTAAATAATACTTATAAGATTCTCTACCCTCTTGCCTGAATCTACCCTCACCTTCAGCAGCGGCACGGTAAAGACCGTACCCTTCCTTCAAAAGCTCGTCATCTGTTCCTTCAACTTCCGGTTTCTTTTCCGGTTCTAACTCAAAATCAATGACAAAGTGTGAATGACCATCGTCAGCCTCACTTAACTCACCTGTCTCAGGATCATATGTATGTGTATGCCTATTTTTTCCAGTCCCTTCAGGTGACGTTATACCCATACCATCCTCACCTATATATATAGCGTGATAATGTCCTTCATTTTCTGTTGTTCGCATTAAAGTTGGCATTGCTTAACATCTCCTGTTTCTAACTCAAAAATAAATATCTTATCATCCTTTGAAGTAAAGTTTCTTTTTAATACATCCATTATATAACCTTGATCTTTAAGGCTGTCTTCAACAAAAAATAGCAAAGGATTACCTGAATAACCTAACAATTTTTCAATATAATAATCTTCCTTAGCACCTTTTATTATATTTATTAAAGATAGGAAATCCAAAAACCTATATTTTAATATAGGTAATTCATTTTTTATATTATTTGTAATAATAACTATCTTTGGTAATTTTTTACCTTTTAAATTTTCAATAATTGTATCAGAAATATTAAATTGAATACGTTCATCCATCTACATTGTCCTCCAAGTCCTCTCCTGCCTGCTCCTTTTCCTCATTTTAGCATAAACGCTCGCCCTATCATTAGCTGTATATCGATATGCACTCTCATTAAAAAAATAGGTCATTACCAAAGCATCTGCCTTATTAGGTGAACTGACACCTCTCTCTTTCATCTTACCTTTGCTCTCAACCTTTACCTTGCCACTAGACTCTACCTCATACTTTATATTAGATAGCTCATAAATAAGCTCCTCATCGTTTGGGATCTTGATCTTACTATTCTCAAATGCCTCTCTAACTTTCCACCACAATTCGTCTCTCAATCTCTTAAACTTCTCAGGTTTCCTAGCCTTATTCGCCACATTTACTGACGTGACCCTATGACCTATCTCCTTTAACCTATCAACAACACCGCCACCAACACCTATAACATCAATCGCAACAGCACTAGGATCATTATCAGCTATAAATATACTAACAAGACCAGATAACTCCATCGTATCCTTATTAGCATAATCCTTCACCATCTCAACTACCGGTCCTCTCCTACTCAAAATAACCGACTTGTCGTTCCCTTCCCTAGCTACATCAACTCCCACTAACAACGGATCGCCTTTAACACTCTCAATATCAATATCAACTGCCCTCTGAACCCACTCAAGAGGAATTAACGTGTCATCTGAACTCTCAGGCTCAAGACCTAGAACATTAATCCTAAAATAATTCGACTCCCTACCATACTTACGCTCAAGTCTAGCAATACTCTCCTTACTAACATTCTCACTCTCCTCACAGTTCCACCTCTTAGTAATCCACATGTCCTTAAACTTGTGTTGTGAGTCATACGCACAGCCCATTGTCCGTGAGGGATTGTAGGTCATTATGATAAAGTTCACATCATCCGTTAACGTCTCTTCCAATGCCCTAAAAAAATGGTCATTTACACCACTAGCCTCATCAGCTATCGGCATCATATACTCACTATGGAATCCTTGCAAAGCTACACTAGCCTCTTCCTTACTCGAACTGTCCGGAGCAGACCTTGCCAAAGCATACCACTCCTTACCCTCAGTGCCCCTATGCCCTTTAACATAAATCTTCTCACCTTGAACACTCAACATATCAGCTATCAATGTTCCATACTTGCCATTAGTAACTGACAAAGCTATCCACTTGCTAATCTCTCTCCACAATACATCCTTAACCTGATCTAACCTACTGGCTATAGCCGGAACGACACTCTTAGGAAAACAAACCAAAAACCAAATACAAAACCAAGCCTCAACCGTCGTCTTACCCGAACCCTTTCCCGACTTAATACTAATACCCATCTTCTTCGAATACTCTTTTATAGTATCGTGATCAGCTAACTTAGCCGGACTACTCATCTTTAACTTTTTCTGCATCTCATCTATCTGAGCACTATGCAACTTATTCAATTTAAGTAACTGCTTACTAAAAACTAAAACAGCTGCCTCATCCAAAACATCTTTCTGCTGACTCGTTATTACCTTCTCGCCAACTAAAACACGCTCCTCAGTTAATGGCAATGCTCCCAATGCATCCACTACAAATCCATACGGATCATATCGCCACTCCTTGAGCTTTTCTTTTTCTTTATCAAAGTCCACTTACAACCCATCATCCCCTATACTATCTTCAACTAAATTAGCAAAACTCACGGCTATATTACCTGTACTCTCATTAGCATTTAACCGACTCTGATCCATTAAC